CATTACGGGCTTACCAGTGAGAAGAAAATAACGGCAGCGCTCTCCATTATTGCAAATGAAAACTGCTACCATCCGATACAGGACTGCCTGAACAGGCTGGTATGGGATGGAACGCCACGCATCCGGTACTGTATGCATCATTTCCTGGGTGCAGAGCAGGACGATTATGTGGAAGAAATGCTGAAGCATTTTTTACTCGGGGCGATACGCCGCGTGTTTGAACCCGGCTGTAAATATGAGGAAATGCTCTGTCTCGTTGGAGGACAGGGAGCCGGGAAGTCCACGTTTTTCCGCCTGCTTGCAATCCGGGATGAATGGTTCAGCGACGACCTGAAAAAGCTGGATGATGACAAGGTATTCAACAAGCTGCAGGGACACTGGATCATTGAAATGTCGGAAATGCTCGCAACAAGCAGTGCGAAGTGTATCGAGGAGGTGCGGTCTTTCATCAGCAGACAGAAGGAAACATACCGTACACCCTACGAAACGCAGCCAAAAGACCGTCTCCGGCAGTGTGTGTTTGGGGGAACATCGAACACGCTTGATTTCCTTCCCCTTGACCGGGCGGGCAACCGGCGCTTTCTTCCGGTCATGGTGTACCCGGCAAATGCAGAGGTACACATTTTGGAGAATGAGAAAGAATCCAGAGACTATCTCCTGCAGGTATGGGCTGAGGCAATGGCGCTTTACCGGAGCGGGGATTATTCGATGCGCTTCAGCAGGACCATACAGGAGCGGCTGGTCGAGGTACAGAAAGACTTTATGCCGGAGGATACCGATGCCGGGATGATCACCGGATTTTTGGAGACGTATAAAGGGAATATGGTATGTTCCAAGCTGCTTTACCATGAAGCCCTGCACCACGAGTATGATGAGCCCAGAAGGTGGCAGCTCCACAACATCAACGAGATCATGAACACAGTCGTGACCGGATGGAAGCCGTTTTCCAATCCGCGCATGTTTACAGGGTACGGCAGGCAGAAAGGCTGGGAACGCGTCAGAGGTTCCGGCAACGAACTCCCCGGCAACGAAGGCGGATTTGTGCCGGTGACGGACGAAGAAGCCGTGCAGATGGAGATGCCATTTGGACGGACGGCTTGACCATGACCGCAGGTTGCCGCCGCGCGTTGCCGGTTCATTGCCGGTTTCGTTGCCGGGAACCGGAAGATTTTCAGAGACGGGAATATTGATAAAACAGGCGTTTTCTTTGCTTTATTCCCTCCCTGACAACGAAAGCAACAAAGAAATAAAAGAAAAAAGCAAAAAGGAAAAATACAGTACCGGATAATGCTTTGCAGGTTTTTCGAGGTCTGTTGCCGGACTTCGTTGCCGCTTTGCCCTGTCCGGCTTGACAGGAGGAAAATGTACATGACAGGAAAGAAACCAAAAGGAGCCGCGTCATCATCCGTCGGCAGTGCAGGGACAACGTTCACGGGGGCGGATGGAATGCAATATTTTGTTGTAGGAAATACCCGTATCCGGGTGACGGAGCATTTCACGGAAAACGGAAAATCCATCGACGGACTGCTGGAAGATGTAATCCGGCATGTGGCATCGGGTTCGGATAAAAACGTTACGCGGGATGCCGCTTAGGTTATCGAAAATAGCAAATGACAGGAACCCACGGTTATGATATACTTTCTTTTGCGAAGTATTGTATAAGCGTGGGTTGTTTCATTAACGAGGAGGCGTTTAAATTGAAACAACTTTACAATACAAAGATTTATAATACAGCACTTTACCTGCGTTTGAGCCGCGATGACGAACTGCAGGGCGAAAGCGGAAGTATCCAGACACAGCGGATGATGCTCCGGCAGTATGCCGCTGAAAACGGACTTTCCGTAGTAGATGAATACATTGACGACGGATGGTCGGGAACGAATTTCGACAGACCGGGATTCCAGCGGATGATTGATGACATCGAGGAAGGAAAAATCAACTGCGTTGTCACAAAGGATTTGTCCCGTCTTGGCAGGAACTACATTCTGACCGGACAGTACACGGAAATCTATTTCCCCAGCAAGGGTGTCCGTTACATTGCAATCAACGATAATGTAGACACGAATAATGGGGAAAGCGAGCTTGCACCTTTCTTAAATATCCTGAATGAAATGCACGCACGCCAGACCAGTAAAAAAGTCAAGGCTGCTCTGCACACCCGGTTTGAGAACGGCGCGCACTATGGAGCGTATGCACCTATCGGATATGTCAAGGACCCGGAGAAAAAAGGGCATCTTCTGGTCGACCCGGAAACAAAATGGATTGTAGAAAAGATTTTTGACCTTGCATCACATGGAGCCGGGGCTGCGAAAATCACGGGGATTCTGATCAAGGAACAGGTTCCTACACCGGGCTGGCTGAATTACCAGCGTTACGGCACTTTCGCCAATATTTATGAGGGTGCACCGGAAGAAAAGCGTTATGCATGGACAATCGCACCGGTAAAGAGCATTTTGAAAGAAGAAACCTACATCGGCAACAGCATCCACAACAGGCAGAGCAACATTTCCTTCAAGAACAAGAAAAAGGTGCGCAAGCCGCAGGAGGAATGGTACTGTGTGGAGAATACACACGAAGCAATCATTTCAGAGGATGTATTCCGCCAGGTGCAGGAGCAGATCGCCAGCAGACGCAGGAAACAGAAGGATGGGAAAACGCAGATTTTTGCAGGGCTGGTGCGGTGCCCGGATTGCGGCTGGGCATTAGCATACGGACAAAACAGGGCATATAAAACCCCTTATGGATACTTCTGCTGCAGCCAGTACAGACAAGGGATACAGAGATGCACCATGCACTATATCCGTTACGATGTGCTTTACCCTTATGTCCTGTCCCGTGTGCAGTACTGGTCGGGACTGGCGCAAAAGGACGATGAGAAACTTTTGAAGCAGCTTTTAAAAGCCAGTGATAACCAGCGTAATTCCTCAAAGAAGAAAAATGCCACGGATTTAAAAAAGGCAGAAAAGCGGAAAAACGAAGTGGATGGGCTGTTTGCAAAAATGTATGAGGACTGGTCTGCAGGACGCATCACAGAATACAACTTCAATATGCTTTCGGAGAAATATCAGAGGGAACAGCGTGAGCTGGAAGAAAAAATCCAGAAAATCCGTGAATCGATGGAGACAGCCGTGCAGACGGAATCGGATGTGGAAAAATGGGTGGATTTAATCAAACAGTACACCAATCCCACGGAACTGACGGCGGAGCTGCTTAATACGCTGATTGAGAAAATCATCGTGCATGAGGCTGTCAAGCACGAGGACGGAAGCCGGGAGCAGGAAGTAGAAATCTATTACCGTTTTATCGGGAAAATCGACTGACACATCTTTTTTATTTACCAACTTATATCTTTAATTAAGGGAAAATGATATTGCCTACCCGGAAACCGAGAAACTGATTCGATTAAGCGAACTGTTCGATTGCACATTGGACTATTTGCTGAAGGAGTCTGAGGAAAGTCCATTTTCGGCCGAAGATCAACATATTACTCATGAAATGAAGTTCCATGAACGAAAAAGCACAAAGTCATTATGGGGACTTCCATTGTGGCATATTGGAAAAAATGCCAACGGTATTATTGCCGTCGGGATGAAGGCGCATGGTGTTATCGCAATTGGATTGAAAGCAACCGGTTTTATTTCTATTGGCGTTCTTTCCGCAGGTTTGCTTTCATATGGAATGCTTTCTTTCGGGGTACTGGCTGTTGGGGTGTTGGCACTAGGATTTCTTTCCGCAGGCAGCTTTTCCATTGGAATATTTGCTGCCGGTGCAATCAGTTTTGGGATTATCTCGTTGGGAGCTATATGTATCGGTGACTTTTCCGTTGGTGCACTTGCAATCGGAAAATATGCTGCTATCGGTGACCACGCAAGGGCAATGATCGCCTTGGGTGATACACAGGCAACAGGCAGTCTATTCCAGAAAACGGGAGATTTGAGTGCTCAGGAACTTCTTACCGTAAAGCAGCTATTGGATGCTAATGTGCCTGCTTACTTGTCGTGGGCAAAGGATATTTTCCAATTCTTCCTGTAAATAATAAAATAAATTTTTCCCTGACTCTCGGCATCGGCGAAATATCCGGTGCCAAAATTTCAAAAAAACTTACCAAAAGATTTGAAAAGTGATACACTTTTGGTAGGAAAATTCTGGTAATTATGTGTAAAAAGAGCTGTTTCACACTTCGATTCGCCGAATGTGGA